CTTGCATATGCTTGAGTTCCAGCTCCATAACAATCCGCTGCCCGTTCTCGGATTCTGCCAGCGCGGCGGACAGGATCTCAGCAACCGTCAGTCGCCCGGTTTGGTTCCGGCCTCGGTCTACCTCCTGAAACACAATGAGATCGCCGTGCCTGATCTGCTCAAGACTTGGCAAAGGCAGGCAAACATACCGCAAATAATTTACTTTCTGCATTTTACGAAACAGTTCTTCCTTTGCAAATTTCTGATAAACCATATAGCCTCCTTATCATGTTATCGTCGGGGCCCGGAGCCCGGGCCCCTTATATCCTCCCGGCGTTCCCCGCGCAGCCCGTCATGGCAGCAGGCCGCGCCACAAGTCCAGATCATTTTTTCTTGCGCCGGGGTGATACCTTCTTGTAATTGAATTCTCTGATATGCGGGTTGCGCTCGCGGAACGGGACAAAGTGCGCGCCGCAGGCCTTGCGCAAGATCGCGTCCAGCCGTTCTTGCAGCCAGTCTGCCTCCGGACCGCAGCCGTATGCGCCGTCAAATTCCGCGTCCAACTCGGACACGCGGCACGCCAGACGGTAAAGCCGCTCTTCGCCGAAGCCCTCCTGCGCGAGCGCCGCGAGGAACATGTCGGAGACTTTCTGCATACCCGCCTCCACGCCGATCTCCATCGCCGCCCGCCCCACGGCGTCCAGCTGATCAATGTATTTCATCTAACGCCCTCGCAAGGTCGGCCATTGCAACACTCATCGCATTAAAGGCCGATGCTGCCGTATTGATAGCCAACGAGGTTCGCGCGAGTGTATACACAAAATCGCGATTTCTGGCAATGCAGTTTGCTCCATTACGCGACATGCCGAGCCTGCCCATGTAGAGTTTTACAAATCGTTTTCGCGTCATCGGTATTCCTCCTGATCTTTAGGCGGGATCATTGTCCAGCCCCGATCGCGCAGCGTTTTAACAGTCTTGCCGGTTGTGTAAGCAGCCCCAATGATAAAAAAGATAAGGGAATCCGCCAGAAGCAGCAGCACGACCAACACAATTACGAGCACACTCACGTCCGCACACCTCCATCCATCTTCGCCCCGCAGTTGGGGCAATAGTTCCTGCTCCAAAGTGCATCCTTTTTGAAAGCGCACCGGCAGTTCGTGCAGACGATTGCTGCCTTCGGGTATCGAATAGTCTCGCAACGCTGCGCGTCGTATTCGCACCAGTCTGCTTCTTCCCACCGTGCAAACACCACCTCCGCAACGTCGGCGGCGGGCACGAGGTTTTTGTCATTCAGCACACGTCGTACAAAAGCCTTGTACTTTTCCGGCAGGTTCCCGCCGCAAAGCTCAAATTCAACCTTGCCACGTCGGACATAATCAGCCATCGTCGTCACCTCCTATCATTCTTCTGCGTCTGGCCACATAAGCGCCTGTACCAGCGATCCCCGGCAGTTCAGGCAGAGCCAGTACTCGCTGTATTCTGCCTGCAAAATTCCATCACGGTATAGTGCTTTTGGTAGTTTGAGCTTTACGACGCGCCCGACGTTGTGACAGGCGGCGCACGTGCAGGTGCTGGTCTCAGTCACCTTTGCCCGGAACTCCACTTCGCGCCGGATATAATCAGTCATCATTTACCCTCCGGTTCCACGCAGCTGCGATTTCCATCCTTGTCACAACGGGATTTGTGGCGATAAACGCCCCTCCGCACTGTTTACACTTTATCGTACAGGTTGTGCCAAAAAACGCTGCCTCTCCGCCGCAAAACGGGCACGGTTTCAGTTCAGCCATCGTCCCGCACCTCCACGCCAGCCTCGTCCAGCAGGTCAGAAAGATCGGTGTCCACGCTGCTACCAATAAACTCGCCATTTTCGTCGTAGTGGTTGTACTCCGTGGTCGGTCGGGATTCTATTCCTGCAAACTCTTTTAAAAGTCTCAGATATTCGTCGTTATCGAAGAGCTGAGCCTGATAGAGTTGTCTCAACTGCGCTTTGGTTATGCACTTAGCCATCCTTCTTGCCCTCCTCTACCAGCGGTTTTATCCACTCATTGAGCTGCATCGCGCATGCACAGCAAAGCTCGATATCCGGTTGGTCCAGTTGGCGCCACTTGCGGATGTTTACACACGTTGCAGACGATTCGGGGTTTATCTCTGCCCCGCAGCGGTCGCAAATTCGTTTAATCGCCATCCTACTTGCCCTCCATTTCCTGCAAAGCCTTCTCGGCTTCTTCGCGGCTCAAAAATACGGTCTTGCCAAAATTTCTAATAGCGGTTGGGAGCGCTGCCCTATCACTACTTTCGTAACTATTGTAGAAAAATGGCGCTGCAATTTCTTTTACAACTCGTTTTTCAATGCCAAACCTAGTCACGGCATACAGTGTATCTCCTTTTTTGGCAGGTAGAACAATAACTCGCCCGTCCTTGTCGGCTTTCATCAGCTCCACCATTCGTGAGATGGAGTAATCACAGCCGGAAAGCGTTTCCTCGATTTCACGAGCCTCTGCGCACGCCTGCGGGGATAATCCAGCATCTTCGTAAGCCTTTAGCCGCTCCCACACCTGCTTCTGCGTGCAGGTGCCGCTCTGCCGGCACGCCGAGTCTCGGCACTGCGCAAGGTCACAAAAGTTTCCTTCAAATGTTAGTCGTTCCATGTCTCATACTCCTTCCCGACGTATTCACAATATGCTTTCTCAAGGCGCGCGCCTGCGCTGTCCTTCGCGTCCGGCAGGAAAACAACCGCGTCCGCCACGTCGATCATCGCCATACAAATGCGCATATAGTCCGCAGCCTCCATCCCCTCCGGCAGCTCCGCCGGATTCAGCACGATGTTCCCACACATCCGCAACCCCACTGCCGCCCTTTGAAATTTCGCCTGACACCCCTGATCGCCCGTGATTTTACCGGCGATGTAAATCTTCATGCTTTTCCATCCTTTCCCGGCAGCGGCACCATATGGCATTTATCTGCCGCAAATTCTGCGACATAGAGCAGCGCAGTGCAGGCAAGCAGGATGTCGGCCATGAGCTCTTGCGCATCTTGCGCTCCAAGCCCATCAAAATTTTTCTTCCGCAGATACTCTGCGTACATAGCGCCAAGCTTTTGGATATTCTCCGCGGCTTCCTGGTACCGTTCTTTCGGCACCGTATACCCAAATCCTACCTTTTTGATTTTGCTCATGCCTTTTCTCCTCCCTCCGGCTCTTCCGGCAATCCGCGCCATTCCCAGTGGTCGCCTCCGCACCCGTAACAACGGCATTTTTCCTCACATCTATCGCACCAGTGCGCAACGTCTGTCCCGGGCTTGACGCATACCGCACAATTTTTGCACGTATCGCAATCTTTTCCATTTTTAGCAATCTCGAGCAGCGCGTCCCTCTCGGCTTCGGCCTTTTCCCGCTGAGCGTTCAGCTCTTTTACCATCTCCCGCAGGTACGTGACTCTTGCATTCAGCGAGCGCTTCGCCGGTTTCGAGGCCGAAACGTTGCGCAGCGCCCGGTTCTCGGCGGTAAAATGCTCAAGCTGAGTCGCAGCCTCGCGCAGGATCTGACAACCGCGGACGCTGCAATTGTGCTCGTACCCGCAGCCGAAGCAGGCAAGGGAGCCGGTCTCAACGCGAAGGCGCGCCAGCGCTTCCAGAAGATCATTTGTCGTCATCGCCGAACACCTCCACGATTGTTTTCCCGCAGAACTTCCACTCCGGGCAGGGGCAGCATAGGTCGCCTTTTTTGCACGATGCGCCCCAGGCGCACGTCCGGCAGATTTCCGGGACGTAGGTAAGCGCTGCGTCGCGCTCTTTTTCAAGTTTCTCGGCCTTGCGAATGCTAAACAGCGTCAGCGTCACGCGCAAAATGGCGTACACGCACACCGCGCGGAGGGCAAACTCGACGGCGATGACGATGGCGGAAACGGTATTGCTATTCATCCGCGCCGCCTCCTTTCCGGAGCTCAAAAAGGTTCGAGAAGCCGCAGCCGATTGCCCGGCAGAGCTTCTTCGCGGTCTTGATCTGGCACGGCTCGCCGCGGAAGACGCGCGAAACGGTCGGCTGGCTCAGACGGGCGGCAGCTGCGATCTGCGCCGCACTGGTGGCCCGCAGCACGTCATATGCTGCGCCGGGCTTTGCGATGATTTTACTCATGGTCTACCTCCTCACATTCTTCCTGCCGGACGATCGTCCGGTGCTTTTCGTCGAGCGTCACAATGTAAGTTGCGCGAATGCCGTCGCAGCACTGGCGCTTTTGTGCTTTGTAGATCTTCCCAGGCTTGAGCTGGAATTCCGGGAAGACCGGCAGCGGCTTCGGTACGCGGATGCGGACCGGGACGGCCTCCTTCTTGCGGTACTGCGCCGGGACGTAATTTTCATTTTTCGCCCGCAGGTAGCACTCCCGGCAGCAGTAGACCTGATTGCCCTTGTACGTTGCGAACAGATTGCCGCAGCCGGGACATTGCCGGAACAGCTGCCTGCTCATATAGAGCCCTCCTCTTCCGGCGGCAAAGGCAGCCAGCGCAGAACGTGCGGTCCGTTGTCCGTCAAAAGTCCGGCGTCATATACACAAAGCTCGCCGCCTAAGGCCGTGTCGACATCGTAGTTTTTTCGTCCCTCGATATCCAGCAGCAGCAACACCTGCCCGTCCGGGTAGTCGGTATCCGTGCGCCATAAAAGCGTGTCAGGCTTGGACCCCGGCGAAAGTTCGTCCGTCAGCCCCAGCAGATAGTCCGCCGAGCACTTGAGCTTTTCGCAGAGCTCGGGCACGTGCTTCGCGTCCGGGTCGAGGACGTCCGTTCCGTAAAAATAATCGTCGCCGAAGTCCCCGTTTGCGTAAGCGCGGATTTTCTCGACGGTCTTATCCGCAGAATAATTCGCAAAAGCGAGTTTTACATCGTCCGCGAGACCGGCCGCGTCGATGGCTTTCACGAGCCGCGCCGCCTTGAGCTGGATGGCAACCCGGTAAACGCGCTGTTGATTTTCCTTCGCGGTTTCCTCTTCCCGTTTCTCGTCGGCGTTTTTGTCGGTTCGATACTGTTTGGCGCGTGCGCACATCTGGTCGCAGACGGGATGGCAGCCGCGCGCTTTCGCGCCATACTTGCAGTCCATGCAGCACAACTCACCTTTGCACTGCGGCGTCCAAGAGCCGCACGTCGCGTCATGCCGAAGCGTCGCGTCGTCTCTGGAACTCGGACAAAGCTTCCTGTCGGGGCAGTGCAGGAGCATGCTCGGGCGCCACTTTGCGCCGCTCTTTGCGAGACCCCGCACCTGCTCGATTCCGGCAGATGTGGGGAACTCCTTCGTCCGGGCAAACGCGTCACGAAGGCGCATCTGCAAGGCGATCTCGCACCGCGCAAGCTCCAACGCTGTCGCGTCCGGGAGTTTGCCTGCTGCCCACTGCGCCTTGAAATCCTGAATCAGGTTTTCTTCGATCATGTGGAGGTTCGCGAGCTTTGTCTTGCTGACGTTGCAGGCTTCCGCGACATGATCGCGCATCCTGCCGGGGAACTCCACGCCCTGCTCCTTGAGGTCGTAGAGAAGCCGCTCGACGCGCTGCGCCGCCTGGCTGATCTCCGCGCTTGTCAGCACGCGTGCGGTGGAGTTTGCCATGATGAGTTCCAGCTCCTCCATGGCTGCGCTCTTCGGGCTCCGGACGAAAACCGGCACTTTGCGAAGATCCGCGCGTCCTTCCGCAACCAGCGCCCGGACGGCTGCCGTGCGCCGGTGGCCGGAAATAAGGCGGTACTTGCCGTCCTCCGCCGGTGTGACCGTCGGCGGGTCCATAATGCCGGACAGCGCAATGGAGTTTTTAAGGTCTTCGAGTTTATCTTCGTCGACCGCGTAAAAGTTCGCGTCGTTGCCAACAAGATCGTCAATGTCGACCTGCATGAGCTCCCGACCGGTGTCAGACTTGGACACCGCCTGCACCTGCTGGGCAAAAATGCTTGAAACGTCAAATGCCATCACCAAAGCCCCCCCTCAGAATCTCGTCCATGGTCACGGGCGGCTGGATGTACTCCTGCACAAATGCCCGGTAATCATATCCGGCTGCCGAGTACGGCGAGTAGACCGTGATGGGCTTGCGCTCAAAGGTCATCTCGTCGACCTTGTCGGTGCGGCGGATCGTCTGCTCGAAGACCGGCAGAATGCCGCACTCCCGGAGACTCGCCTCCGCCTCGATCACGACCGGCGTGTTGCGCCACATGGTGATAAGCGCCCCGGCGATCTTGAGGCTCGGGTTGATCTTGTGCATGTTGTCGATCTGCCGCGAGACGTTTGCAAGCCCCCGCAGGCTGAACGCGTCGAGCTTGATCGGGATGATGACTTCGTCCGAGGCCAGCAGCGCCGCGGCGCTTGCCGCGTTGAAAGCGGGCGGGCAGTCAAAGACCACGTAGTCATACGCATCGTCCTCGCGAAGCACATCGCACAGGTCTTTCAGGCAGCTGCCCTTAACGCGGCTTCCGATGGCCGACAAATCCAAGTCCATCAGCGCGTCAGACGCCGGGAGCATGTCCACGCCGTAGACCGTCTCGGAGATGTTGTCGGCGTAATATGACTCGCATGTTCCAAGCATTACGTCCGCCACGCCGTAAAGGCTGCGCTCGGTCAAGCCGTAAAACTCGGTGGCGTTACACTGGCTGTCGCAGTCAGCAAGCAACACGCGCTTTTTGTGGTCGGCGGCAAGAATGTATGCCATGTTGACGCTCGTGACGGTCTTGCCGACGCCGCCCTTGAGGTTCAGAATGGAAATTGCCTTCATGATTTTGTCCTTTCTTCATCCGGGCAGCTTGAACTGCTCGGGAATATCGTCGTTGCACGGCTGCCAGCGCTTGTCCTGCGGAGGAAGCGGCGCTTGCGCGGCAGATTTGCGGAAGGTCTGCGTCTGGCCGTCGAAGGCCAGCATGAGCGCGATATTTGCCTCGCCCTCTTTGTTCTTCGCAATGTTGAGGATACGGCGGCTCCGGCTGTTGTCCGGCTCTTCGCGGTATAAAAGCATTACCACGTCTGCGTCCTGCTCGATCTGGCCGGATGATCGGAGTGAGGCCAGCGTCGGGGGCGGAATCTTGCCGCCCTTGGTCTTCTCGGGGCGGGAGAGCTGCGAGAGCGCGATGACGGGCGTGCCGGTCTGTCGGCCGAATTGCTGGAGATCACTCGAAATTTTCGAGACGACCTGAAACTGGTCGGCGCTCGCGCGGCCTGTGATGTCTGACTTGATCTTTTGCAGGTAGTCGATGAAGATCACGTCGTAGCGCTTGGACAGGCTGTGCGCCCGGATGTCCTGGACGGTCATGCCCGACGCCTCCACCAGCTCCAGTTTCACCGCGCCGAGCCTTGCGGAGACTGCCGCGACCGCGTCCCAGTCGTTTCCGTTCATCGCGTTCAGCTTGAGCTTCGGAAGCCCTACCTGCGCGGTCATCGCGACAATGCGATCAAAGAGCTTGTCTGCGTCCGTCTCGTAGCTGTAAAACCCGACGCGCTGCGTCTTTGCCATCCGGACGGCAAGCGTAAGTGCCAGGCTCGTCTTTCCGTCTGACGGATAGCCGCCGATGACGATCATGTCCCCGCGGCCGGCGTAGACGTTGTCGTTGATGTCGTCCATGCCGAAGTCCAGGTACACCGGCTTCGCGTCTGGGTCGTGCCGGACGTAGAACTTACTGAGCGCGTCCTCCATGCCGACCACACGAAGACCGGGGCGCTCGACCGACAGGGCGTTCGCTTCGCTCATGAGCGCTCGCAGCGCATCCTCGTCCTCTGCCTCCAGCATCCGCTGCGCGACGTCCTGCAAGCGGTGAATTCTCGCCTCCTGCTTGAGAATGGCGACGTAGCTCTTGACGTTCGCGCTCGTCGGCGTGATCTCGATCAGCTCCATGAGGAGCCTGTCATACTTTCCGCCGAGCCTTGCGTTGACGGTCACGGGGTCGCACGCCGCGCCGCTTGCAAACTGTGCCCGGAAGGCAAGAAAGATCTGCCGGTAAGCGCCGGTTGTGAAGTCGTCCGGGGTCACGTCCTGAAGCACAAGCCCGACCGTCTTTTCATCGATCAGCATCGAACCGAGGACCGCCTGCTGCGCTTCCAGCAGCTTCTTTTCGTCGCTCACAGAAACCGCACCCCCTGTGTGTCAACCTCGCGCTTCGGCGGCTGCGGGTACTCGTCGTCCTTGAGCCGGTACACGCTCAGCCACTGATGCTCGGTCGAATTGTTGAGCATCCGCGCCATGCACGCCGCATCTCCGGCAGACAGGCTTTGCAGCTTGTTCCAGAGCATGGTGGCTGACCGCTCGGACTGAATGGGTTTCTTGAGCTCAGCGCGCATCATGAGAAAAGACTGCATCGCGGAGACGACCTCGAAACCAAGCGGCTCGCATTTCTCAAGCAGCGAAGCGCTTACGGCTTTTTCTTTTATATTTCTTTTTTTATTATCCTTTTTTAATCCATCCTTATATATAGACCGGGAAGTTTGTCCCGCTACCCCGGGGTTTTTGTCCCGGTACGTACCGGGCTGTTCGTCCCGGTACCCATCATCCTCGTCGAGGATGACCGGCGCGGCGACCACGGGGGAAATGTAGCGGATGGAACCGCCCGTCTTGCGGTTCGGCACGACCCGGACTTGGATGTGCCCGTCATGCTGCAAAGCAGCAAGCCAGCGTCTTATAACATCCTCGGAGCAGTGCATGGCGGCGGCCAGCTGAGCGTTACTCGGCCAGCAGTAGCCCTCGCGCCGCATGAGAGACGAGAGCACGCCGTACAAAATCTTTGCATTGGCTTGCAGCTGCATATCGTCTAAGACGGTTGCGGGGATGACAGACCAGAAAGCCCGGAATTCTTGTGGATTCTCCAAAATTTCACCTCCCCCACACTTGCATTTGGCAGCAAACCGTGATAAACTAAAGATGCCTTCATGATGTCCTTTGACATCGGTCCCGTGCAGTCGTTCGCAGCGGCTGTGCGGGATTTTTTTACGCTCTTTTCCATCGTCCGCACCTCAAATCATGCTGTAGTTCGCCGCCAGAAACGGGAACACCGCGATTGCCAGAAATACCGAGCACCACATGAACCGCTCGGCGGCTTTGTAAAATTTGCGCATATTATCATCCTCCTGTGTTGTTGTATGTGACTGCCAGCGCCGCCTGGATGATGTCGGCGAGCTTCGAGACGATCCGGTCAAACTCCGGGCGCTCGTTCTCGTCAATGGTGCCGTCCTTCGCAATCGCGATCAGGCGGCGGTCCTCCCGCGCGTCGGCAAAGTCATAGATCTCATCGATCAGCCGCAGCACCGCTTCGGGAAGCGCGCACTCGCGCACGTCCGGGATAAGCCTGCGGGCGATCTCGCTCGTCTGGCGCAGGTGCTGGTAGCACAGATACTGCGCGTCGTAAATTTCCGCCATGCGGACGACAGTCTCCGCGGGCGGGACTCTCGCGCCGCTCTCATAGTCTGCCAAACTCCGCACCGAGCATGGGATCGCGTCTGCGGCGCGTTCCTGCGTAATGCCTTTGGCGATTCTGGCAGCCTGATAGATATTCGGCATAGTTCTCCCTTCCGGCAGCATATCTGCAAGCCGCCTTTTGATTTCGGCAGGTATTTCTCATGGTGTGCCTGGGCATACTCTGCTATGATCTTCGTGTCAGCCAACGGGCGAGTTCTGTCAGCGGAATGGCGTACTTATTGCCGATCTTACGCGCGGGGAACTCCCGGTCGGCCAAAAGCGTCCGCCGGTCAAGTCCGAGCACTGCTTGGCACTCCGTGACCGTGATCGCCGCCCGTGCCGGAAACATGTCCGTCAAAAGCTCCAGCTGCGGCCGATAGCCTTCCGTCTCACGCATTACGCTCTCCCTCCCTTGCTCTAAACCAATTTGCAATCGCGGCGCAGCGCTGGCGATGCGCACAAACGACAAGCGTGTCGACGTCGGTCAGGCAGCTGTCCTGATAATACCGTACGCATTGGTCTGCGTGCTTCTCCGGCGTAAACTCCGGGCAGCGCTCGCAGTATGGCCGAACCTCAAGTTTAATCACTCTGTTCACTCCCTCCGGGCTTGGGTTGTCTGTAAAACCAAGCAGATAATTTGGCGTTGTGCTGAGCGCTTTTGCGATCAAGATCAGGCGGTCAGTGTCCGGGCGGCTTCGCCCCAGCATATATAGCGACACAGTCTGCCGCTGCACGCCGATCTCTCGCGCAAGAGCACCTTGTGTCATTTGCGTTTGATGCGTCATCTGCGCAAGGCGTTTTGTAAAAATGTCATCCATCTTGGCTTGCCCCCTAAGCAGATTCTTCCGGCGGCCGGTAGAGCTCGTCGATCGTGCAGTGCAGCGCCGCCGCCAGCTCCGGCAGCTGCG